TGACCGATCCGCTCGGCGCGGATGAGGCGTGGAACTACGCGCAGCATCTTCGCAACCAGAAGGGCCAGCTGGAGGCCACCATCCAGCAGCATGAAAGCTCTCGCACTGCCTCTGCGCAGCAAGAAATTGCCAAGCGCATGCAGGAAACGCACGAGCACGTGAAAGCCAATCTCAAGGGCTGGACGCCGGAAACCGACAAGCAGGTCATCGATTTTGCGCTCTCCAAGGGTGTGACCAGAGAGCAGATGCAGAGCATGATGAACCCGCTGGTCTACGAGATGATCTATCTCGCCCGGATCGGCCAGAACGCCCTTTCCAAACCCGCCCCGGTACAGAAGCCAGCCGCCCAGCCGCAACCGTCCAAGACGGTCGGCGGACGCGCCACGCCTGGCGCCAACAAGTCTCTCGGCGAAATGTCGATGGATGAATACGTGGCCGCCCGGAAGGCTGGCCGGGGCTAAGCACCCCAACCCGATTGAACGTCGGATGACGTCCAGTCCCAGCGCGGCCGAGGCCGCCAGATGGAGCTACCATGTCCACCAATACGACCCTGACTGCGGACATCATCGCCAAGGAAGCGGTGATGATCCTCGACAACGAACTCGTGATGGCCAAGAAGGTGTTTCGCGGCTACGAGAACGAGTTCGACAAGAAGGTCAACGGCTATACGGTCGGCGAGACGATCTCGATCCGCAAGCCGACCGACTTCACCGTTCGCACCACCGCCACCATGTCGGCGCAGGACGTGACGGAAGGCAAGACCAGCCTCACCGTCGACCAGCGTCGTGGCGTCGACTTCGAGTTCACCTCGCAGGATCTGACCCTCAAGATTGGCGAGCTTTCCGAGCGCGTCATCAAGCCGGCCATGGTCCAGCTTGCCAACTCGGTCGATACCTATCTGACCGGCCTGTATTCCAGCGTGCCGAATTGGGTAGGCACGCCCGGCCAGACCATCAATTCCTTCTCGGACTTCTACGCCGCCAAGGAACGCCTGATGGAAGGCGCGGCCCCGACCGACAATCTTGCTTCCGTCCTATCCCCGGCGGACGAGGCTGGCCTGCTCGGCTCGCAGACCTCGCTCTACATCCAGGCGGCGGCCAAAGATGCCTATCGTTCGGGCAAGCTCGGCATGATCGGCGGCGTCGACACCTATATGTCGCAGAACATCAAGACCCACACGGTCGGTGTTGCCACCGGCACGCCGAAGGTCGATGGCGGCACTCAGGGGTCGACCTACGCCGACGTGAAGGACACCGGCACCCAGAGCCTTGTCACCAAGGGCTGGACGAACTCCACGACCGGCATCCTGAAGAAGGGCGACGTGTTCACCATCGCCGGCGTGTACGCGGTCAATCCCGTCACCAAGGCCACGCTGCCGTTCCCCAAGCAGTTCGTGGTGATGGCCGACGCCGACTCGGGTGCCTCGACCGGCCCGGCAACGCTGACGATCAGCCCGCCGATCATCGCCAGCGGCGCGTTCCAGAACTGTTCGGCGGTCCCGTCCGACAGCGCCAACATCACGGTGATGGGCACTGGCGGCACCGGCTACAGGCAGAACTTGATGTTCCACCGCAATGCCTTCGCGCTTGCGATGGTCCCGCTGGTCTCGCCTCCCGGCGCGGTGGACGTGTCCCGGCAGTCCTACAAGGGCACGAGCGTCCGCATCATTCCCGTCTACGACGGCACGAATGACAAGTCGGCATGGCGCTGCGACATCCTGTTCGGCGCCAAGACCATCGACCCGCGTCTGGCCACCCGCCATTCCGGCGCGGCGTAACAACGAGGGGGGGGCTGGCTTAGGTCGGCCCCCCCCCTCTTTTTGCGAAGGCCAAAAACCTCGATCAACGGTTTCTGGCCTTTTTGGCCTCATGAGGGCTTGACATGCCGATTTCCAATTACACGCAGTTGCAGCAGGCCGTTTCCGACTGGATGGCCCGCGCCGATGTTCTCGGCTCTGCGGGAGATTTCATCGCCCTTGGCGAGGCCGGGCTGAACCGGGCGCTCAATCCCGTCGAGACGGAAATGACGCTCTATGGGCGCACAGGCGACCGTTCCATCAATATCACTGTCGCTTGCGCCGTCAGGCCGATAGCGCTGTTCATCACGGACACATGCGGCGAGGTCGAACTTCTCCAGCGTGCCGCCGGAACTTACCCGATTGTCGGGACGACCGGAAAACCGGCGATATGGTCGATCGATGGCCAATCCGTCGTCTTCAACCGCAACATGGACCAGGACTATACGTTCCGCTTCCGCTATCAGGAGAGGTTTGCGCTCTCCGATGCGGTTCCGACGAATTGGCTGCTGCAAAACCATCCCGACCTCTATCTCGCGGCCTCTCTCGTCTGGGGCGGCGTGTTCATCCAGAACGGCAATTACGCGGCCAGCTTCAAGACTGTGCTGGACGAGATGATCCCCAGCGTCAGGAATGTGATCGCACAGTCCAAGCGCGGGGTCTTGACGGTCGATCCCGCGTTGCTGGGCCGCCGCTGCGATGACTGGCGTTTGGGCGCATGATTTCGTTCGCCCCGTTCGAACCAGACCGGACGCGCTATGCGATCGATGCGTCCAGGGAGCAGGTGAACGCCATTCCGGTCAAGGACGGCTGGGGGCCGCTGCCGGACCTCGTGCCGCTCACGGAAGCACTTGGCGCTCCATGCCTCGGCGCGTGGTCGGTCAGGAAACAGGACGGCACCTATCGTATTATCGCCGCGACCGCGACCGCGATATTTCAACTGAATGGCACGGACTATTCATGGACGGACATTTCCGGGCCATCGGCGCCCTATTCGGTCCCTGTCGGTGATCGTTGGAGCGCCACCAAGTACGGGCAACTGCTGATCCTGTGCAGCCTTGGCGACGACCCGCAATATCTCGACATTGATACGGGGACGGCGTTCGCTGACCTTCCAGGCAGTCCACCGAAGGCCCGTTACTGCGCCACGATAGGCGAGTACGTGGCGCTCGGCTACCATGACGGCTATCCGAACCGCTTCATGCTCTCGGGCATCGGAGACGCGGGCTTCTGGACGCTCGGCGAGCGAGGGTGCGACCTTCAGGACTTCGCGGACGGCGAGGAGATCGTCAACATCCAGGGTGGGGAACGCGGCGCGATCATCTCGCATCGCACCGCCTTCACCGAAGTGGATTTAACCACAGGCGGGGATTACTCGTTCACGACGCAGGTCATCAACCCGTCACGCGGTGTCTATGCGCCGCTCTCCGTCGTTCCAATCGGGCCGGGCCAGTTCGTCTATTACGCCCGTGATGGCTTTTTCATGAATGTCGAGGGCCAGCCAATCGGCGCGGAGCGCGTCGATATGTGGTTTCAGGAGAAGGCGGATAGCCTTTACGTCAAGGACGTGCAGGGATTTCCCGACCCGTTCCGCAAGATCGCATGGTTTCAGGCGCAGCAGACCGGCGGCAGTCGGTTCATGATCGGCTACCACTGGCAACTGGACCGCTGGTGCTATGCAGACTTCGACGTTGGCGAAATGTGCATCATGGCGGCGCCCGGCATAACGTGGGACGGCGTCGAGGCGCTTTACGGCGATTGGGATGATGCGGACATTCCGTGGGACAGCGCGGCCCTGTCCGGCGGTGCGCTTCGGTTCGCGGCATTCACCACGGACAACAGATTGGGGTTCTTCACCGGGCTTCCGAGGGCGGCCAGCCTGATAACTGCTGATGTGCAGTTGAGCGCGGGGAGGTCTTTCGTCCAGGGCGCGCGCGTCGTCGCCGATTGCCAGGATTTCACGTTGACGGCGATTGCCAGCGACAAGCACGGCGGGACGAGAACGGAAAGCGCGGGGGCTTCGCCCTACCCGGCGACCGGCATGTGCCATTTCAGATCGAGCGGGCTTCTCCATGCGTTCAGGATGGATATTCCGCAAGGTGCGGACTGGAGCCACGTCATGGCCGTTGATCCGTCCGCAAGACCGGAGGGGCTGCGATGAGCATCGTCGTCGCCATTGCGGGCAATGTGCAGCAGCCGGTTTCGCTGCTCCTGCCCGATACCGCCGTCAATGACGTGCTTTCGCTGCCCGTGGACACGACAGGCGGCATCGTGACGGTGATTGGCATCACCATCGTGAACCGGGACGGATCGGCGCAGAAGGTCACTGCCTGGTGGAATGACGGGGCGACGGACTTCGCCCTGTTCGAAAGGTCCGTCGCGGCCAATGAAACCGTGACCGTCGCCCTCGATGCGCCGATTGTCCTGTACACGAAAGCAGCGGCCAAGAAGATCAAGGCGCAGGCGGCGAAGGCCGATGTCGTCACGGTCACGGTCATCACGGTGCTGGCCAACCAGAGGGCGCCGGCATGATGGTGACGCTGGTGCCTCAGCATCTTGTCGATGCGACATGGCCGAACGTCACGATAGGATTCCAGAAAGCATCGAAGCGCTTTGGCGGCGACCTGAGCGTTGGCGAGCTTTGGCAGATGTGCCGCTCGGGCAACGCCTTCCTGTTCGTGGTGCATGACGACAAGGAAATCATCGCCGCGACGGCATGGCGTCCCGAACAGTGGGGCAGCGGGTCGAAATTCCGGTGCATGGCGCTGTTCGGCAAGGGCATGGACGGCTGGATCGAGGATTTGCACGAAAAGGTTCGCCAGACGGCGATCCTGTGCGGCGCGACGGCGCTCATGTCCGAAGGTCGCGTTGGGTGGAAGAAGATTTTCAGGAACGCACGGGTTCTCCGGGCGGTCTACGAGGAGCCGATCCATGGGCGGTAGCAACAAGACCACCACGACCAGCAGCGCGCAGCCCTATGCGGCATCAAAGCCGCTGCTCGACAAGGGCATGGGCGATGCGCTGAAGCTCTACAACGAGGGCACGCTCGTCCAGCCGAACACCATGTCCACTGTGGTGCCGTACTCGCAGCAGACCACCAGCGCGATGAACGACCTGCAGAACATCGCAGGCGCCAATTCTGGCGGCAACGGGCTTTCCGGCCAGTTGCAGGGCATCATCAATTCCGGCGGCTACAATCAGGACCAGCAGGACGCTTTGCAGGGGATCAGGCAGACGGCGAACAGCGCGTTCGACATCAACGCCGATCCTGCGTTCCAGCAGGTGATGAACACGACAAGGGACGCGGTGAACCAGAACGCGGCGGGTCTCGGGAGATATGGATCAGGCACTCATGACGAAGTGATGACGCGGGAGTTGGGCGACCTCGGGGCGAGGCAATATCAGGACTGGCAGAACCGCAGGGACGCAGCACAGACGCAATTGTTCAATGCCGGCCAGCAGGGGCAGTCGAACCTCGCCACGGCCTACGACAACCTGCAGAACCCGGCACAGACGCTCATGGGCGTCGGCGGCATGAACGAAGACCTCTATGGCCGGGTGCTGAACGATCAGTTGAGGATCGCAAA